CGAGGCCCCGGTCGAGGACCGCCGGAACGCTCGAGGTCGAGGAGCTCCGCCGCCGCTCGGTTCACCCGTTCCCTCCGGCCTCGACCTCGACCTCGGCGCCCAGACGCGGCCGGCGCTCGAGCCCTGGCCACGGCGGCGAGGCGGAACGGCGCGGGGCCCCCACGCCCCCACCCCCTCCTGCCGGTACTAAATATTATTACTCCGTAGACAGTGCGTGCAACGATAATACTTGGTAGACGGTGCCTGTACGGACGGGGTGGAGGGGTATCCACCACTGTATTCTTCGGTACCGGTACCATAGTGGGGGCGGGCGGGTCGCTGAAGGCGACCCGCCCGCCCCCAATGAAACCGTCGTTTGTCCCACTTTTGTTTTGGGACGGTCCAGGCAGGTGTATGGAGGTCATGTGATGGCACAGAACGGTGGGGGTCGAGGATGGTCGACGGATGAGGAGTCGGGTGTTCAGACGATGCCGGATCGGTGGCGGTCGCTGCTGGATTGGGTGTTGTTGGGGCCGGAGCGTACACCGGCGACTCAGAAGGAGTGGGCGGCTGAGAATGATATGCATGAGGATTCGATTCGTCGGATCAAGCGGGATGTCCGTTTTGTGCGTGAGTGGGACCGCCGGGCTGCTGAACTGAACGTACATCCTGAGCGTACTCAGACGGTGATCGACGCGCTGTTTGGTGCGGCCGCTGGGGGCGATGTGAAGGCTGCTTCGTTGTATCTCCAGTATGTCGAGAAGTTCACTCCGAAGCGTCGTGTGATCGTTGACGATGAGCGTGATGCTGCTGGCCTGTCGGATGCCGAGTTGGCTGACGAGTTGGAGTCCCTGGTGGCCGAGTTCCGGGATGTGGCGGTGACTGATGGCGGTTAGTCTTGTTTCTCAGCATGGTCCGAATCCTCAGTCGGGGACGCCTGATCGGTCTGTGTCGTTGCCGGTGCCGGATCCGAGGGAGACTGCCGCTGAGATGATGGGCGGGATCGGTAATGTCAGTAGTCTGAGGTTGAAGCGGTTGCAGAAGGAGCATACGGCTTTGATTGACCGGTATGAGAGGTTGAAGCCGGATGTCCAGACTCGTTTGTACGATCAGCAGATGGACGAACTGTTGGACGCTATTGAGGCGATAGAGGAGGAGATCCGAAAGATGCAACCGCCTCCGCCTCCGCCACCGGTTGATGTTTGGGATTTGGATGATCCGGCTCAGCGTAAGGCGGCGTTGGAGAAGTACGGCGCGCAGCATTTGAATCCTGTACCCGAGTATGAGCCTGAACTTCCTCCTGATACGGTTGCGATGGGTGCGCCGCCGTCGGTGCAGGCGATGTTGACTCACATGGCTTCTGGTGAGCCTCCACGGATTGGGAGGGCGGCCCCTGAGGGGCCTGTACCCGATTTTCAGCCTGTTCCTCCGATGTCTCCTGAAGACCGGGAGCGTGCCAAGGAGTGGATTGAGAGGATCCGTAAGGAGAACGAGGGTGTTCTGAACCCGGAATCGTTGATGGAGTCGGAGGGGCTCCTGGCGTCGGTGTGGGGGGCCATATCGGGTGCCCTGGGCCGGGCAGGGGGAGGCACGTTGCCACATGCTCAGGTTGGACAGACTGTGATGCAGCAGGTGCAGGCGATGCCTCCAGAAGACCAGGCGAAGGTGGCGATGCTTCTCTTGGCGGGTGGTGCTGCGGCTGGTGCGGGGGCTACCGGAGTGGGTCTGCCTTTGGTTGCACCGATTCTGGCTGGCGGCGCTGCGTTGGCATCTCAGTGATGCATGTGAGGCGCCGCCGGATGCTGGCCGAGCTCCGGGCGGAGCGGTCAGCGGAGCGTGCTAAGGTGCGTCGCGAAGTGTTCGCGATGCACGCTAAAGGAGGCCCTTGTTGGGTGGGAAAGTGTTGCCAGGGGATGAGAACCAGGATTGGCGTGAGGAAGCATTCGGAGAGCGTCCCGTACTAGACCCGTTGGGGAATCCGTTCCATGATGATACCCCTATCGAGGTGTGTGGCTTGGAGAACCCGGAGTCATGCGACGCGTGTCAGTGATTGACGCGGTGGCGATCTTGGGGATCGCCTTGGGTATCTTCGTGTGCGCTATGCTGGTGCTTGCTGCGGGAAGAATCTTGCAGGAACTGTTCAGGCTTTAGGGAGGCATTATGACTGACCATTATCTCCGTCCACGGGAGGACGTTTTCAACCAGTGGATGGCGCAGGGGATCCGTGAGGGGTTCTGTGGCCCCCCTGTGTGTGCCGTCCATGATGGGGCTCCGACTACGGCTATGGAGGACGAGGAGTTATGGGATGGGGGAGAGCCTTGCTACCATGTGGTCCGCATGTACCAGGATGAGGCGATGAAGGCTGCTGTGGAGGACAATCATTCTCCTTCGACGTGGCGTAATGAGTGGACTCCAAAGTTGCGTCTGGTTGAGATGCCGGAGTTGACCGGTGTGGAAGATTGAATGTCGCGTCTAGGGGAACTCCGCCAGGAGGCGGAGTGGCGGCGTTGCGTCAGGGATGAGTCGTATTTTCTGCATCGTTATTGGAATATTGCTCATCCTGCGTATGGTCGCATCTTGTTCAACCTTCGGGACGCTCAGTCTTTCGCCTTGGACCATTGGGCTGGTAACCGTTATTCTCTGACGTTGAAGGCCCGGCAGATCGGGTGGACGACTCTGGTGGCGGCGCACCAGTTCTGGTTGGCGTTCTTCCACCCGGATCAGAACATCATCGACTTGTCCCGCACGGAGCGTGAGGCGGTGTTGTTGTTGCGAAAGACGAAGTACGGGTTTTCGCATCTGCCGTTGTGGATGGTGGATCGTGGTCCGAGGTCGTTGGTTGAGCATCAGCAGCGTATGCTGTTCGAGAACGGGTCACAGATCACGTCGATGCCGTCTGCGTCGGATCCTGCCAGGGGTGAGTCTGCCACGTTGATCGTGGTCGATGAGTGGGCGTTTTTGCCGAACCCTGAGGAGGCGTGGTCTTCTATTGAACCGGTGGCGGATGTGGGTGGCCGTATCATCGGTTTGTCTACTGCGAATGGTTCTGGCAACTTTTTCCACCAACTGTGGGTGGGTGCTTCGGCGTCGAACAACCGGTTTGCTCCGATGTTTTTTCCGTGGTCTGCGACGGAGGATCGGGACGATTCGTGGTATGAGGAGAAGCGGCAGTCGATGTTGCCGTGGCAACTCGCGCAGGAGTATCCGACTACACCCGAGGAAGCGTTTGTGAAGTCGGGTAATCCCGTGTTTGATCTGGACATGTTGGAGGCTCTTGGGGCTGCTTGCCGGCACGGCCAGGTCGGCTATCTGCATTCTGTGATGCCGAGGGTTGTGGAGTTCAGGTCGTGAACTTGGAGGTTTGGTCGCTGCCGGATGCGATGCACGGCTATGTGATGGGGGTGGACACGGCGGAGGGTTTGGGGCATGGCGACTATTCGTGTGTCCAGGTGTTGGATTTGAATACAGGGGAGCAGGTGGCGGTCTGGCATGGGCATATTCCTCCTGACGAGTTGGCTACTGAGGTTTTCAACTTGGGGTTGTGGTATCGGGATGCGTTGTGTTGTGTCGAGTCGAACAATCATGGTTTGACGACGATCACGGTGTTGCGCCAGTTGGGTTATCCGCGTTTGTTTCGGAAGCGCACGTTGAACAAGGTGTCGAATCGGATAACCCAGGAGTACGGTTGGAAGACGACTCGCACGTCTAAGCCGTTGATGATTGACGATTTGGCGACTGCGTTGAAGAATGGTGAACTGGGGTTGCGGGATCGGAACACGTTGGCCGAGTTGCGGACGTTTGTCCGCAACGAGCGAGGTTCGATGTCGGGTTCACCGTTTGATGACCGGGTGATAGCGTTGGCGTTGGCGAACCAGATGCGTAAGTTTGCGTATGCCCCGGAGTACGTTGAGAAGGTCGACGACTACTGGACGATTGACTGGTGGAAGCGTCTGGCGTTGAACGAGGATACGTCAGAGGATCCGTTTCGGATCGGTCAGCACGTTGTGCGTGGGACACGCCGAACGGACTAATAGGTACGCTTGTTCTCTCCGAGAGGTAGTTATGGCTAAGAACTTTGTTTCGCACACCAACGGTACTGAGACAATCGACGGTGCGAAGGGGCAGAACAACAAGATGGAGCGCGGCGGTTCTGTCGTGAAGAACCCCATCTGGAAGCCTGGTAGCCCCAACTCGCCTAAGCAGCGTTTGGACAGCCCGAAGTACGCCCAGCAGACTGGCGACTACGGCCAGGTTTCCCCGCGCAAGACTCCGTTCAACCAGCATGGTAAGAGCGGCAAGGTCGAGCCGGCGAAGCCGCAGCCGAAGTTGCGCGGCCACAACGCCGGGTAATGGCGGTCCTCCCCAGGGAGGCTTCCTACCCGGAGTTCTGCGAGGATGTGATTGGTCGAAAAGGGCCGAAAACTGAGGGGGAACTTGTGGATTTG